GAAAAGGAACGGCAAGACGCAGCCCGGCGCTATGCAGGCGAGGATGAGAAGCATTTTGTCGATTACGGTATGGATTGCATGACCAAAAGCGTCAAAGAGCAGAGGCTGATCAGAAAGGTCCAGAAGGATTGTTGGGATGTATACAATGAAAAAGAACCGCTAAGCTACGCCGATAAAGAGCCCTGGCAGGCCCGGATTATTGTGCCAAAACCCTTTGAGACTGTTCAATATGGCGCAGCGGCTGTCAGGAAGGCTTTTTCACCAAAGTTTCTGAGCATCAAAAACACAAAGAACAAGAATGCGGGCGATTTCTGGCAGAAAGTCATGGATTTTCAGCTCAATGAGCAACATGCCAATTTCATATTGAATTTTACGGATGCGACAGTCATGGCCCTTGCCGTAGGTATCAGCCAGGAGATGATCCCCAGGTGGGTACCCGGAAAAGGGCTTCAATACAGCCTTATTGAGCCCTGGAAGATACAGCGCGAGTCCGATGCCTTATCCCGGGATTCGCAGTCCGGTATGTACTGGATTCATCAGGAGTGGCTTGATTATTTTGTGCTTGAGAAAGGTGAGAAGGCCGGAAGATATTTTGATGTGGGCCGGGTCCAGCAGATGGAGAGTCATAGCCCTGATGACAATATATTTACCACAAAAGAAGCCATCAATGCGCGCAAGGATATGACCTGGGAGCGGTCTAGATTCCGAAAGCTCATTCTAACCAGTGAGTTCTGGGGTATTGTACTCGATCCAAAGGGTAGTCTTTTACTGCCCTCCGCAACATATACCTTTGCGGGCGGAAGGGTGATCCAGTTACCAAAGGCAGTACCTTACAACACGCTGCGCTGGCCCGGGATCTCATTCTCTCCCCTGCCCAATATCCTGCGCCATGGTGGCAGGGGCCTGCTTGAGGGTATCATGAGTATATGGGAGGCAATGAACAACATCATGTGCCTTCATCAGGACTACATGCAATGGATTGTCAATCCACCAAAGGAGATCAATATCGATGCCCTGGTAGATCCGGACGATGCCGAGACATGGCCGGGTAAGGATGTGCTGACCAAGGCAACAGGGCAGGGCCAGCAGGCCATACGCATTGAGCAGCGGCGGTCCAGGACCAGTGATGTCCTCGCAAATGCCCAGCATTATGATCAACTCTATCAGAGAGGATCATTTGTAACCGATGCCGTCCAGGGACTGCCCGGATATCGCAAGGATATAACCTACAGGGAATCTGCCATGAATCTGAACCAGGCCATGGGCGTCTTTGGGCTCATGGGAGATAACACCGAAGGTGGAGCTATTGCTGCGGTGAGTGCCGGCCAGGAGATTGTAGAGGCCCATGCCGGTTATAGAGACTATGAGCAGATATTTACAAAAGAGGAACTGCTTGAATACGGCATTAGTCCCAATCCCGAGGCTAAAAATGGCGTGAGTGGCGTACCGAGGTTTGACGGTACTTTTCATATATCCGGGATCCAGGCATTGCTCAAAGAGAATGAGACCCTGGTGAATTTAAAAAGTGTGATCATTCCCCTGGCCGAAAGACCGCGCTTTGCACCATATATTAAACCATATCAAGTATTAAAAGCTATCGAGACCAGGGTGAATCTGGAAGATGAAAATGTCATTGCAACCGAAGATGAGGCCAAGATCATCGATCTACAGATGCAAATGGCCCAGGCCAAGCAGATAGACGCCGCTGAAAAGCTCCAGGAGCTCCAAGAGGCCCTGGGCATTGCGGAGCTGGCAGAGAAGATCGACGCGATCGAGAAGGATGGGGCTGTGAAGACCATTGAGGATAAAAGCCGGGCTGTGAAGGCAATAACCAAACCGGAAAACAAAAAAGAGGGATAAATGGAACAAGGTCCTGATATAGATCCTGTGAAGCAAAAACCGATCGATAGCGTGGAGGCTAAAAAGGCGGAGCGGGAGCAAAAGAAAGAGCAAAGCCTGAGAAAGCAGGCCGAGTTTATCAATGTTGTTATCTCTGAGGAAGGGCAATTGCTTATCGGTCTCATTGCCAAGAAACTGGAGAAAAGGATATTGAAATTGGTATCCGATGATCCGGAAGCAAGGGCATATGAAAAGATATTAAGCGATGTGAAGCATAAGGAGAATCTGGCAAAGAAGGCGATTAACCAAATTTATCAAAGACAGTTTGAGTGATTTTAGATTTTTGATTTTGGATTTTCGATTCGATTTGGGGATGAGTATGGAGAAAGTAAATATCTGCCACCCGAGGAAATGCAGAACCTGCGTATTCTATGAGCGTGGATTGCTTTGTAACTCTGCCGATCGGCAGAACCCCAGGAGGTTTCCTGTCATCAATATTTTTATGAAAAAAAACCAGGCAGGCTGGCTTACACTACCATACGATGAATCTGGTAAATGTCGGTTTTATATTCATGATTCTAATTCGATAGATATCACTGTAGACAATAGTGCAATTGAAAGAAAAATCGTGCATTGTGAGAATTGCGGCAGTACATACACCATCGTTGTTCCAAAATGCTCTTCTTCTTGTGCGCAGCCACAGGATAAGCGTGATAAATCCGCATTTGGTGAAGAATGCAAGGATTGTGGGTCGTGTTTTACGCAAATTTATATAAGGAGAAAGTTAAGCTGATTACATAAAGAAATCAATTATTAGAAAGTCCAGGGGCGATGCCCCCGGGTTAAATAAGCCAAAAAAACGGGTTCTTACCGGCGCCGGAATCAATGGTAAGAGCCCGTTTTTTTTGGCACCCCGCTAAGGCGGGTGAAACTCAACAACCTTAAGGAGGTATATGAGTGATGGCTGAGAAAGAGAAAGACGAAGAGCAGACTACGTTGGATCTTGATAAGGTCATGGAAGAAGGCCAGGTGAAGTTTGACGGAGAACTCAAAGAGGCTGCCGCTACTCCTGGAGAAACTCCCACACCGGACGAGTCCATCGCTGCAAAAAAAGAGAAAGAGGAAGAAGAGCCTGAACACCCCGAAAAGAAAGTCGAAGAAAAAAAAGCGGATGAAAAGCCCGCTAAAGAGGTGAAGGAGGAAACTCCCGAGAAAAAAGAAGAGGAGATACCTGCTAAGAAACCAGAGATCAAAAAAGAGGAAAAACCTGCCCAGCAGTTTGAAGACCATGAGAAGGCTGAGGATGGTTACCGAACCCTGCAGGGCGAGAAGACCAAGGGTGATGAAGACCTCAAAAAGTCCAGAGAAAGAATCAAGGAACTTGAGGATGCTGAAAAGCTCAAGGGAGAGAGAGAAAAGGCAGATAAGGATTTTAATGAATTTGCCGTAGATAAAAATGAAGAGGCCCTCAAGGCAATTGAGGAACTGGATCCGGATGATGACGAGTATCAGAAGGATGTTGCAAAAATCTGGGCAAAAAAAGACGGGGATATCAGAGAATTCATTCGTGAACATCCCGGAGCATCGGGAACAGAAGAAGGGGCAACGACAGAAACCGATCAGACAACAGACGCACAGAACCATGTCAAGGAACTCGCCAAAAAGGCAGACGTGGATCCTGAAGATGAGTATTTCAAGCTGATATGTCAGCAGACCCCTACAGAGGATGGAGAAGGCAAGCCCATGAATTTTGATCAGCAGATCGACTGGGCTATCAACAAGACAAAGAATTATCTGGGTCTCCATAAGCAGGGCTTTCAGAAGGGCCTGGAAGAGGCTGCTGAGGATAAGACCAAGAAAGAGCAAGAGGCGGCTTTGCCCCTGGGGAAAGGTGCTGAGGAAAAACCCACAGTTGAGACCGATGAAGTCAAGCCTGTGTCCCTGGATGATGCCGTAGAAAGTTCGCTTGAGGAGAGACGGATATAACACGGAGGATATAAGTCATGGGTCAAGTATTTACTTGGACATTTGACGCTGCAACGGGCGTCTATAAGAATCATGCGCTCTCGGGCCAGCTGTTAAAGGTTGCCGCCCGGGCGTTCAAATTTGTTCCCTTTACCAAGAAGGAAGACTCTTACGGTAAAGGGATGGGTGAGTCTATCACCTTGATCTATTATAAACCCTTAACCGATCCGACATCGGCACAGCTTGAGGAGCACACTCGGGTCCCTATCGATCAACTCACCATGGGTAAAAAGCAGATCACCATCAAGGAATGGGGCCGGGGCGTTGAATATACGGATCTTGCAAAACAGCTCTCGAAGTTCAATCCCAAGGATGGTGCCCAGGAAGCCCTTATGGATCAAATGAATCAGGCCATGGACGTAGCCGCGGCAACGGAATTTGTTGGTACGGATGCAAAAGTGATCTTTATCCCGACCTCCCTGACAGGTGGTACATGGGATGTTGATGGCACGCCATCCGTGCAGGCTACTTACAACCTGACCAAGAATCATCTCTCTGCGATCAGGGATTACATGATCAAGGATCTACATGTTCCCTTCTACGAGGGTGAGCACTTTATCGGACTTCTCTCTACAAAAGCCTTGAGAGGTCTGAGGAGTGATAAGTGTATCGAGGCATGGAACCTGTATCTGCGCAAGGGTGATCATATCTATCGTGGCGAGATAGGCCAGGTGGAGAGTATCCGCGCGGTTGAGGTAACCAATGAGAGTGCCCTTTCTAATTCCGTGGGTGCCTCAAATGTGCTCGGTGAAGCTGTTATTTTTGGCAAAGATGCCGTAGCCCGGATAGAGATCGAATTTCCGCATCTTCGAGCACAACCGAATTATCAGGGTGATTTTGGCCGCAGGCATGCGGTTGCCTGGTACGGGACCGTAGCCTTTGGTGTGAAATTTCCGGTAGCCACGGATCGATTGGCCAAGATCGTGCGGATTGCGTCAGATGATACTTAATGGTTTTCATCCGCCAGACGCGGACTAAATTGACGATTGTTAATAGTCAATAATCAATAATCAATTAATTATGGGAGGATAGAATCATGTTGAGATCAAATGAGCCAATTGCACTTCCCCTGCATCAACACGTGGACTATGACGATGGCGAGGGCCTCGATCTCGATCAGGCCGTAGGGGATATGGGATCATTCGTGATTCCCTTTAAGTGCGAAGTATTGCTTGCAGGACTGGTAGTAACGGAGGTCTGTGCGGGTACGGTAACCCCGGTTGTCAAATATGACAAGCGGCCCACTGCGGGCAGCGATGTACTCCGGGGTGATGGCGATGTGGCCAATTTTGTCCTGGCCACCACAGCAGCCGGCAAAGTCATGTATGACCAGGCCGAGATGGGCGATATCCTTGAGCCCGGTGAAGAGGTCGTTGTGGAACTGGTTGCAAAGGCATCGGGCGGAACCCCTACGGGCCACGTAAAGCCATTCCTGCTCGTCGCTTATCTGCCGGAGACCAAGACCAATCTGACGGATATGGTTCAGACGGCATAACCAAAAAAAGGTTCAAAGGTTCAACGGTTCAAGGGTTCACCGGTTTAACCGTGAACCCAGAACCGTGAACCCAGAACCTAAAAAGAAAGGAGAAAGACTATGGGAGATTTAGTAGCTACTGATGTAGTGATCAGCGTTCCCGTGGATAAAAGGGATATCGGCCATGGGGCATTGCAGAAAAATGTCACCCTTGCAGATCTCACATTCGGCGATGGGGTATTGACATATCCGACCGGTGGTGTCCCCTTACCGGCCAAGGAGAAATTCGGCTTTCTCAAGGTGATCGATGTGGGCCTGATCGAGCAAGCCTCGGCAAGCGGGTATGTTCATAAGTTTGATCGGACCAATCATACAATCAGGATCTATAACGCCGGCACCGAGCTCACAGGTGGAGTTACTACACCGGCAGCGGTGACATTGAGAATGCTCTTTGTTGGCGAGTAACAACAACAAAACCTGCCACAAAGGCACTAAGTCACGAAGGTTTAAAATTTTAATTATTTTTCTTAGTGTCTTAGTGTCTTAGTGGCAAAAGTAAGGAGTGAGACATGCAGAAATTATTTGTAAAGGAAGTCGGTAAGGACGGCAAGGTTGGTTTACGGGCCGTTCACATCATCCGGTCATGGCAGGAGAGCGACGGAAACCAGATCTATCTCCATCACAATGGCATCTACGGATACAAGGATGGGTCTCCGGTAAAGGATAAAGAGGAATTTGAAATCATCAGTGACGCAAACCAGAAAAAATTGGCAGAGGCCTGGTGGGATCGCACCGGTAAGCAAATCTCTGAGAAATATTACGCAGACCGTAGAAAGGCACAGGAGGCCAGACAGGATGGGCTTGAAGCGGTTATGGGAAGTGTCAGCGATCTGGATGCGGCCCAGTATATCAGGCGGCTTCTCACCGATCGCAAAAAAGATGCATGGTCAGAGCCCATGTCCTGGTTTGAATGCTCTCCTGATGGGAGACCCGATTGGTGGGGTAAGGCAAGCATTATTGAGATCGGCAATTATCGCTACAAGAAACTTGAGGCGGAATCGGTACTACCGGGTGATGAGGAAGACACAAAGTCTGATCCTGGCCCAGCAGAGAAAACGGCAGCCGAGAGTTTTTAGGGGATTGTTTTATGTCAGGTCCCATCATAGACATGCCGGTTCGCGTCTGTGCTTTTTGTGGCGCGATCTATATCGAAGACGCCCAAATGTATGAGGATACGGAGCGGTGCCCCCATTGCGGCAAAGACGTAGATGATTTTACGTACGGACCGGATAAGGATCCTCCGGGGCTGTAATGATTTTCGATTTGTGATTTTTGATTTTCGATTTAGGAGAGAAAATGTTAACGGAGGCACAACCGATGAAAGAATATAAAGAAAAACCGAGTGTTAGTTTTAATTTCGGAGAAAAGGATAAAGTCCAGCCCAAAGGCTTTGAGAATGTGAACATCAATGAAAATGTCACAGTTATTGCCAAGGGAAGAGTAAAATCCATAAGCGATAAAAATGATCAGTGGGATAAAGGAAAGAGATTCAGTATAGAATTGGAATCCTTCAAGATCGTACCACCTGAGAAAAAGGTTACCCTGGATGATGCCATAAAGGATGCACAGAAGAAGGTCTAGTTAATTGTCAATTATCAATTGTCAATAACCGGAGGTTCCTATGGATGGCAAAAAACTAACCAGGGAAGTCCTGGATTTTCTCGATGAAGCCGCACCATCCGATATTCAGGCGAACCAGCGCAGGATCTATGAATGCCTGGATATGGCAGTGGCTATTTTCTGCCGTGAGACCAGGATGCTCCATGCCTCGGTGGATATTACCACTGCGGAGGATAAACAGGCATATGATCTTCCCTCGGATTTTATCGATCTGTATATGAAAAACAGCAATGGGCGGTTCTTTGTCAAGTTCTATGACGGCAGTACCTATTCGTGGCCCCTGAAGACCACCTACGAGAAACTCTTCAAGACAAATCTCACCGATAACAAGGATATTCCCGGCAGATTCGCAATCATTGACAAGGCGGACAAAGAATCCCTTATCGAGGGCACCGCATTTAAAAACGGCGCAAAATCAGGCGGAGAATGTGTTCTTGAGGTTGAGGAGGACGGCCTGCTCTTTACCTCCACAAACAGGGTGTATCCCAGGGATATTATTCACAATACCACGGATAAGTCAACCGGTTATGTGCTTTCTGTCACGAGTGCCACGAAGCTGGTTGCTGCACTCTTTCAGGGTACCAACAATGATTGGACAGTGAGTGATGCCTTTATCATCCAGCCTGCAGCCGAAAAACAACTGGTACTGGATGCTCCTTCCGGAACTGCAGCCTACATCATAACCGTGCCCTACGTCTGCATGCCCTCCCCTGTGTTTTCGGATTATGCCTTCTGGCGGCTTTCATCCAGGGTGTGCAAGGCCATTGCTGCGGGTGCAGCATCCATATTTAAGATCCCTAAAGGAGAACTGAAAGATGCAGCCGTGATCGGCGGAATCTTTGCAGAGGAGATAAACCGGTCGCGCATTGAGCGGGCTCAGGCCAGACTCCAGGGCGGCCGGTATCGCGGACGATATTAATCATGCCACAAAGGCAAGGAAATCTAAAATCTAAAATCTAAATCTAAGACGGAGAAGAACCATGGCACTGACAAAGGCAAATATCCACACCGAGATCCGGACCCTGTTCAATGAGGCGGCAGCCGGGTTTTTTGACAACACCGATGTCAATAACTGGATCGATCAGGCCGCCATCGATATCTCATCCAAGGCCCTATGCTGCGAGGACGGATCTCAAGAGCTCACATTGGTCGAGGGTATACTCGAATATGCCAGGCCAACCGGCATTATCAAGGTCATATCCTGTCGATTCGAGAATAAGGGTTTGTATAGAATTGAGCCCAAGCAGATCGGCCACCTCGGGTCCACAACTTCCGGGCCGCCGCAATTCTTTTATGAATTTGCCAAAAAGATAGGGATATATCCTGTGTGCGATGCGGCCAGTGCCACAAAAAAAGTGGGTGTCCTGGGTGCAAAAGAAGTGGACAGCATAGTGGATGCCACCTTTCCGGATGAATATCAGCCTTATGCCATTCTCTATGGCCTTTATCGCGGGTTACTCAAGGATAAAATGTATGCCAATGCCAATAATGTGTTGACCATGTACCTGAATAATCTCCTGTTTCACCGGCAGGATCTCCAGGAGCGAGGCCAGGACTACAGGGATATGATGAAACTCGCGGACCGGACCGTAACTGTAAAGGATTAATCTGAAACCGTAATGCCAACTGTAACAGGATACGTCAGATGCACGACTGGAGGATGGGTTCTTAAGCAAAACAATGCTTGCGTTCTTCCTGGCAAGGGCACAACGGGAGATGGTGGCTCGACCTGGGAACTTATACAAGGGAATAAAAAGCAATATCAATCTTTAGCCAAACTTGGCACTTACAATGATACTTGTGCGGATGCTGGGGGAGATCAAACGCACTGCGAGGGTCCAAATATGTGCAATGAAGGAGGAGACGGTTGTGGAGGCTGGCCATGCGATTCCTGTATATCTTATTATGATGATTGGGGTGATTTCTTAGTTCCATATATAGATTATGCAGGACCGAAATGTAATGTTTATAAGAATACACAGTTGATTTACTATGAATGGGAATGTGTATGAAAGATCTTTCTAAATTACAAGTATTTTCAAGGGGCTTTCTTCAGGATGCACTCACCTTGATGAAGGTTATGGAAAGGGAGAACCTCACTCAGGAGGATATCCGTGAGTATTTAGCATGTCTGTTTAACGGGAAGGTTAAAAAAAAAGACTCAGGCGAGTCCCTGAAGCCCGGAGAAAAAAAGAGTTCGCAAACGTCCGGTGGGGCAAAAGAAGACCCTGACCGGAAGTGATGAATCCGCCGGAGGCGGAGTAATAGAAATGGCCGATTTTGCATACGATGCCGGTAACCCGGAAACAATCGACAGGAGTGAAGAGAAGACGATCACTGTTACAGGCGGATGTCCGCCATTCATCTGGACCGTGGCAGGCACAGGATTCACGCTCCAAAATTCTACCACTATCGGCCGGACCAATATCTTGATTGCCGATCCCACCGCATGCGGAACAGCTGTAATAACTGTCACGGACACATGGTCGGATATAGCCGCATATGTCCGGGCATTGCTGGCCGAGCCCAGTGCATTGCTCTTCGGTGATGATGAGATCGAAAACTGGAAGAAGCAGGCATGCATGGATATCTCAAGCAAGGCCCTGTGTTACGAGACATCGGACGTTATTACTCTGGTAGAGAATCAACTGGAATATGCCAAACCGAGCGGTTGCATCAAAATCTATGCGTGTCTGCGAGGTGGTCCGGGTTGGATTCAGCATTTTGATAATACAAATTGGGAAACTTATCCCCTTGGTATGTATGGTACCGATCAGCCAGTTTGGGACGGCTCTCAGTGGGTGTTTGCCCCGGAGAATCCAATTGGGTATTTAGATGAGCTACGCACGTGGGTAGAGAGCTATAGACCGACGAAGATTAGGTTGACTATTGCAGCTGAGGGCGGTGGCAGTGGGCCGTTTGTAGTTGCGCTTTATGATACTAACGACGATGTACTCGTGGGAGATGCTGACTATACTTCTTTGGACGAATTGACGATTACGTGGGGTGACTATGATATTGGATACCTTTCGTTCGAGGCTGGAATCGGGGGTTATGAGATTACCAATATAGAATTCTATACAACTACTGAGCCAGACAAAGGCCTTATGAAGATTCATCCCCGGCAGATCGGCCATGCTTCGGAGATGAAATCAGGCCCTCCGGAATTCTATTATGATTTTGCCGGCAGGCTCGGATTTTATCCGGTGTGTGACGAGGCAAATGCAGGCAAGAATGTGACGGTACTCTTCTCCAAGCTGACCGATGATATATGTAATATCCCGATCGAATATCGCCTGTATGCTGTGCTCTATGTTCTTTATCGTGCCCTGATCAAGGCCCGAAAATATGCGAGCGCAAGGATAATAGTGAAGATCTATCTGAGGAATCTCCTGTTTCAGCGCCAGGATCTCTATGAGCGCGGCGTAGATACGCGGGAGATGATGAAGCTCCTGGATAAGGCGATGAGCAAGGAAAGATAGACGACAGACGACAGATGGCTGATAACAAAAAACCCAAAGAAATAGTGATCCCGGAAAGGAAGCCGCCCGCTTTTCCGCTCGAAATCCTTGAGGGCCAGGATACGGAGATCATAACAACAGAGAGAAAACCCAATCTCTTCACCCTGGGCATGCCTCAAACGGAAAATATCGACCTGATGCGCAAGCAGTTTCTTTTTATCGGCGAGTGGGATCCGAGCGAGGATCCGCTGAAGATCGGGGAGCAGAATTTCTCCGTTCTTGAGAATTACCGGTATAAGGATTTCGGCCTTGAGGGTGTAAATGGCTATACCAAGATCAACACGACTGCACTTACCACATATCTTAAAGGCCGCAGCGGCATACAGCTTCGCACCCCATACGCAGTTAAATCATATGTCCTGGTCCAGGCAGAGAACACCGGTTTGTCCCTATCCGCAGTAAAAGAGAATCGCACGACAATTCCATCCCAGGGTGATTTTCAGGCAAGTGTCCTGCACACGGATGCAGCGGGAGCGGGTCTGGGCCGGTTTTCGCCCTATCCCCAGGGCTATATAGCATACACCAATGAGAAGGAATCCTGCATCTATGCCGGGGTAGAGAGCCGCTGTGCGGGATTTTTCACGTTCTATGTCCCAACTATTATCGGGGCAACCGATATTAGCTTTGTGGATGGCGGGGCCGGAGATGATACCATTACTGATGGCGGTTCAGGGTTTATAACTGCCGGGTTTAAAGTCGGTCATCAAATCATTGTTACACTATCAGCGAATAATAATGCTGAATTTGTATTAACAGGCGTTGCCGCCGGAACCCTTACGCTCGAAACAGGCGTGCTTACTGCTGAAGCCAATACAAGTGCAAAAATTACTGTCGCAGACAAACCTTACCATATAGATGCCAAGGACCATACCGAAAAAGTTAATAATGCTCTTCAGACCGAAGACCAGATAGTTTCCATCGATGGAGATACACCAGGAAATAAATGGATTATTCTCACCACAAGACCTGCTCAGGCATTTAAATATTACTTAAAATCTGTAAACGCTACAGGCTCGGCCACACTCACTTGCAAATTTTGGGATGGAACGGCTCTTGTATCTACCGCCGGTACCTCGGACGGAACCGATAATGGTAGTGGAGCGATGAAACAAACCGGGACTTTCTCATTTACATCTACCGATGGATCGGCTAGGCCGCTTCACTTTGAGGGGCTATATCTTTACGCCTATGTTTTTGAACTATCAGCCGGAAGTGCTGAAATCTATCATATTACCGTAGATGCACCATTTCAGAATATCCCGGACAACTGGGATGGGGTTTATAGGCCAACGATAAGCTTCCAAGTAACGAGAGGGCGCACTGCGGCTGCGAGTTCAACAAACAGCGATGGCGTGATTAAAACAGTGCAATCCGGCTCAGTACCATACGGCCATGGTTATTCGTACATACACGAAGTGAATGCGATAGATTATGGGAATCTGCAAATAGGCACTGAAATAACAGCAAATGCCCTGGTCCGCACAGTTACAGCGAAGACCTCAATTCCCGCTGTGGGTTTCTATCCCTCTTGGGCTGGCTTCGCATATGGGGCAGATGTAACCAAAATTCAATTGGTAAATGAAGGAGATAATTTCCAATGGGCCGGCTTTCGACCAGGAGATAGCGTTGTAGTCACAGGAACAACGAATAATGATGGAACCTATACCTTAACCTACCTGTTAAACGGTGGTATGACAGCCTATTTTGCAGGGGCGACATTTACGGCGGAGAATGCCGCAGGTGCCATCTTTACCAGGGTTCCCCATTATTACGTAGACACCAATGCCTCCGCTGATTGGTACAACGCTGATAGCGGATATGCTTTTACCTATAAATTGCCGGAGGATACTGCTGGAACCGGAGATTATAAAGACTACACCATGGATGTACTTTTGCCTTCATATACGGATTATCCTGTTGGTGCCGTCATTGATGCACTTGATGTAAATAATCCGATAATAGTTGGATTTGAGGAACGCATGTCGGCAATTCGTTTTGAGATGATAGCCGATCTTATAAATACGAATAGCGTAAAAATGAGAATCGGATGGTGGGATGGGGCACAATACAATACTGGCGAAGGACAATCCGATAGCACGTATGGGCTTCCCGGTACGGAAGGCGTGAATAAGTCTTTCAATAGAACCGGGATATTAAGCTGGAAGCCGCCAGATGAAAAAGATGAATTCAGACAAACCTTATTTGGGAAAAATCTTTATTACTATGAAATTTCAGTGGATGGAACGCTTACAGGCACAGAGGGTGGTCCCGCAGAAGTAGTCATTGATACCGTTATGGGAATCCCCGCACAGAGAACCATCAAGGGCTATAAATTTCCTGCCCAGTACAGAAACCGGCCCTTGTTGTGCGGATTTGTGGATGGCAAAGAAGGCAACCGGGTCGATTACGGCATGGCCAACACCACATCCGTATTCAACGGAGAGGATAGTTCTTTTGGCTCCAGGGGGCCGCTATATTTCGGCGGGAGTGAGGATCTCAGCGCATATTGCGAGATCTATAACCGTTTCGGATCATCTATCTATACCACGGGGATCTTTACCAAGTCCACAGAGACCTATGTTTTAATCGGCTATGATGTAACTAACTGGCAGATACATCAGATCTCGAGCATCATAGGATGTCCTGCCTCTGAGACGATGGATACTGCGGAGGTTGGATATGACATAGGCGCTGAAGCAGTGCGAAACATTGCCATCTGGCTCTCCTACATAGGCCCGGTGATCTTTGATGCCGGGGTGCTCGTGCCTACAATAGGAAAGAAGATCAGATGTTATTTTGACAAGACCGATGCCCGGTGTATCAATTATGCCGCGATCGATAAATCACACGGGAAGGTGGATCCGGATAACATGGAATACAATCTCTGGATTCCTTCCGGCTCCGGGCAGACCACATGCAATGTCTGTCTTTGCCTGGATCTGGTGAGAAAAAAATGGTTTGTCAAGGTCCCGGCAGGCTCGGATGCCTATCCCCAGGCCGCATTTCGCGTAGCGGATGATTACGGGGCGGAATATTTATATGGGCTCCGGGATAACGGCCATATGATGCGACTGGAGCATGGCACAGACTGGGACGGCAATCCCATTGCCCAGAAGGTTGCGGGTGCGGATCTTATCCCCACCGGGGATATGTTCGATTACACGGAGATCAGGCGGGTCAAGCTGGCATGTATCTCCACAACCGAGGATGTAGCCGTGACCATCAAGCACTACAAGGATGGCTCTGCATCTGCCACTACATTGTTTGGCGCCAGGATTATCGGGGTTTCTGACATCACGTTCTCCAAGACCGCATCCCCGGATACCATTGTCACCGTTGGAGGAAACTTTAACACTGCGGGTTTCAACGCAGGCGATGAGATTACAGTTTCGGGTGGCACAGCTAATGATGGTACATACGATATTGTCTCCATCTCAGGAGACGGCCTGACAGCCACACTAGGTGAGGATGTATTGGTTCAGGATGAAAATGATACGAGTGCCATCATCACTAAATTGACTGCCCTTGATGCAGACGGAAGCAACCGGCATACCAGGGCAACGCAGAACCTGAATCTTCAGGGATGGTCCCATAGGATCGAGTTTTCCGTGAGCACCTCCAGTGAGAGTAAAGGTGTGCGAGTGTTGGGATGGAATATGCAATATAAGGTCATACGGGAGGATACGTGAAGAATTTGCCACTAAGACACCAAGACACAAAGAAAAACAATTAGATATATACAAACAACTTCGCGCCTTAGTGCCTTCGTGGCGAGAAAATTGAGGGTGGCTTGATTGCCTGGGTATGGCGGGATGGTATGGTGGGGAAATTAATCTGATAATCGTGGTAATCATGATAATCGGATAAGGAGAAAGCTATTGAAGGATGGATCTATTTCAAAGATTCGGCCTTGTAATTATATTCATGGGCATGACGGGTGGAATAGTGACTGACCTCGGAACAAGTGATTTGGGCTGCGTTATTGTATGGGCGCATATAGTGGTTGGCGGGTTACTATTCATATTCGGTAAAAAAGGAGATAGATGATGAACGGTGCAACGGATTATTATTATGGGCGGGCATTGCGCAGGGTCATGGCCACGCCGCAGGATGTGCGGGCCATTGCCCCTACCGAGGATATAACCCTACAATATATATCTGCCAAGGCAGGCGAAGAGGAACAGGCAAAATCCGCCGAAGCCAGCCGGGAGATGGGTAGAGAACGCCTTAAAGAGAGAGGCCGCCAGGCAGGCGAAAGGGTTGGATTAAAAAAAGAGAGTTTGCGTGAGGCCCGCCGCCAAGGCAAATGGGCCACCGGGATCTCTTTAGCAAATCTGGCCCTTACAGGCTGGGGTGGACATATCAAGATCAAGGAAGCAAAGAAGCAAGAGGCACTGACCGAGAAACGCATACAGGCCATAGATGAACTCATGGGATTAAAGCGACAATATCAGAAGGATCTGAGTGATCTCCTCGTGCCTCATATCAAACGTTCCTGGCATCAGAGATTGCGGTCCTCATACGGATTTGAGGCGACATAAAGAATCTGCCACCAAGGCACGAAGTCACAAAGAAAATAATTAAATCTTAAAACCTTAGTGTCTTTGTGTCTTAGTGGCAAGCATTGGAGGAAGCCATGATCAACCTTAGCACCCTATACACCCCGCAAACCGCTGCCGTCACCGGCAAAAAGCCACGGATCTCTCTGGCCGATGTTCTCTTTGCCCAATCACCGGCATATAGGGCATCTGTTGAGCGCAAAGAAGATATCGATCTTCAAAAGGAGAGTCTCGCGATGGAAAAAGAGATTTCGGAAAAGGAGATGGGCCTTGCAAGAGAGCAGATGGCTGAGTCCAAGAAACAGGCCAAGGTATCCACCGGCATAAATCTGGCCACACTCGGAATGGGCGGGGCTTATCTATACCAAAAGTCGAGACCGGCCGCTCCAGCCACGACAACTTCACTTGCAACCGTATCAGCGGAGGGAGGCGGCAGTGCTGTACCAGTTTCTGGGGCCGCTCCCGCGGTTGAAGGTGGAGCAACGACCGGAGGCACTAGCCCTTATCTTAAAGGTGCCGGCGTACTAGCACTTGAGTATGGCGGCCAGAAATATGGCCAGCCATTGGCAAGCAAAATGCATGAGGAATATGGTGGTGATGAGGCCACATGGAAGGGTACGGAATTGGTTGCACGCAGGGCCGGTCAAGGCACGATCATTGCCCCTGGTTGGGGTACTGCTATCGGCGCAGGTGTCGGCCTGGTGGAGGCATTTGCTACAGAGGGCGAAGGTTGTATTATCATTACGGCAGCCACGGCTCCGGATTCCTATGAAGTACAGGTTGCGCGGGAATACCGCGATTTGTTTCTCTCACCAACTACATTGAGAGGATACTATATCATAGCAGAGAAAATCGTGCCCCTTATGACAAGATATCGATCTATCAAAAGATTAATCAAACGACATTTGGTGGATAACCTTATCACATTCGCACGCTGGCAATTGGGTATTTGGGGTTTCGATGAGCTAAAGTCCAGGCCCTCAAATACGGCCATCTGTATCACATGCGTCTTTATTCTTCTATGTGATGTTATCGGCTCAAAGAGGAGATCATATATAAGGTTTAACACTGAGATAGTTTGAAATTGTCAATAGTCAATCGGCAATCGGCAATCTAAAATCGAAAATTATAAACGGAGTTTATCATGGTAGCAAATCCCTATACAATGGTACCCCAGGCCCTGGAGAAGACCCGACTCACCCTGCGGGACATTATGAATGATTATGTCGGCCAGAAGATCCAGGAATCTAAGATGAAGCTGACTTTAGCCCAGATAAGTGCCGAGAGAGAAGCCATACAGCTTGAGGGAGAAAAACAAAAGCTCACTACCGGCCTTGATCTTGCCAAGCTTGCATCCGAGGAGCGATTTCGAGGAAAGCGACTAGGATTGGAGGAACAGCGGCTTGCCGAGATTTCACGTGGCAGAAAAGCCACCGAGGAACTCACCGGATTCAGGGCAGAGACCGAGAGAAAGAAACAGGAGGCCCTTGAGGGAGAACAAAACTGGCTCAATGAAGAGAAGACCGTGGAAGATTGGGCCGGGATTTCAGGATTGAGCCCCACACAGAAGGAAATCTTTCTGAGCTCTTATCCTGGCGGAACCGTCATGAGACGCAGGGACTTACATGGGCAGATCCAGGATCTCAGAAAAAACCCTGTCATGAACTTTAAATTCGCTCTCCTCGGCAATATCGACCGGCTGCAGGCCCTAAACGAAGAATTGAAGAATCCAGACCTTACTCCAAATCAAAAAACGATCCTGGAAGGCCAGTATGACACCCTTTACAACAGGACCAACAATCTGAAACGGTTGGTTGACTATATGGATAAAGGGAAGAAAAAACTTACACCTAAGGAACTCTCAGAGATCAAGGAGGAGGCAATGCTTAACTGGGAGGGGTTGACCGATGATGTGAAGAAGCGATACGGAAACGATTACAGGAAATTTGAGAAGGGATTTGTGGATGACTATCTGGATACGCTGAGCCGGGGATCCCTGAATCTTGAGGAATTAAAGAGAAAAGCCGGCAAACAGGAAACAGGAAAAGAAGATTATAGTGATATCATGGACAAGCTTAATCGATTGGAGGGGATGAAACTCAGAAACATTAATGTTGAGATGGTAAAAAAACGGGTGGGCAATAAGATAAATGCCGGAGACATAAAAGGTGCTAACAGTTTAATAGATCATCATCTGAAAATTGCTCAGAAAGCAGCGAAAAAGAAACAGAAAGCTATAGAACCAGTCAAAAAGAAAGAGAAAAAAGTTTCTCCTAAACCGGAAGAGCGAGAACGGCCTGCAGCAACCAAGGAGGAACTCGATAAATTAAGCCTGCAAACGCAAATGCTCACGCCGGCTGATAAGATAAAAATAAAAAAAGAGGCCAAGAAGATAAAGGAACTGAACCCCGATATAACAGAGCAACAGGCCAGAGTACAAGCGGAACTCGATTTCATAAAAAAACGGGAAGTGATTTCAATTAAAATTCCAGCGTTCGAGGCTGGACGGAAGAAAATGCTGGAGCAAGATATTGCCGAGCATAAACGAAGAGGTCGCGGACAGCGAGGGATTATTAATCTGAGATCTCTCTTTAAATAAACCTTCGTGTCTTGGTGCCTTTGTGGCGAAGTCCTTAAAAAGAAATCAAGATGTTTAAATCACTAAATGAATTCGATACCTGGTTACAAGGGCTAAAAGGAGAAGAAGTAGGCAAGAGAACTTTAAGCCTTGGCCAGGCAGATATAAGCCTTGAGCCTGCCGAAGGAGAGCGGGGCTTCCTGGAGGAAACGGTATCTGCATTAGGAGCCGGAGCTGTAAGCACATTGGGCGCTATCGGCGGGACCGCGGAGATGCTGGGGATCCCCGGAGGCAAGACCGCCCGGGAATACTGGGAAGAGATAGGCCAGCGAGAATCCCTGGGTAGGCCTGAATATCTCCAGGAGGGCACTATCTGGGAGCATCCGGAACGGCTGGCGGACTGGAGATGGTGGGCAAGAAGCGTGGGTGAAAACCTTCCCAACATGGCGGCCATGATGCTACCCGGGCTTGGCGCCATGAAAGCTGCAAAACTTTTTGGCTGGGGTGCAAAGGCGATAAAAACTGTGGCGTTGGCCGCGGGCTGGAGTGGTGCATTCACCGTGGAGGCCGGTTACACCTATAACCAGGCAAAAAAAGAGATGGCCGGCCAGGGATACAGCGATCAGGAGATTGAGCAGATCGCTACAATGGAAGGCCTCACAGTGGGTGTGGTCAATGGCATCCTTGAGATCTTGCCATTCAAGGCATTGTTTCTGGATAAGATGGGTGGTCCTCGGGTCATAAGGAGAATAGTCCGATGGGCTTGGGTTGAAGGCACTACGGAAGTAGCTCAGGAGGCCGTGAATGTCTATGTGGAGAAACTGGGCCACAAGCCGGATCAAACGTTATCTGAAAATATCGGCCGTTTGATCGAAGCCGGTATTATTGGTGCCACCCTTGGCGGCGGTGTTGCGGTCACAGTGGGTAGATATGGCGTTGAGCCGGAAAAGAAAGAAGAGATCGCTATCGGAGAATCAGGCTCACCGGACAATGCCGACTTGATCAAGGATATCGGAGAGGAGCCCGCCCTTAAAGAGAGGGCGGCTGAACAGGAAGAAATCTCGGAAAAGGAGGAAATCAGAAAGAATGCCTCGGATCTGCTTGACCAGGTGATGATTGAGGAAGAGGCAACGGCTGAAGAGGTTCCGGAAACGGAAGAGGAAGTGCTACCTGAAGAGATTACCGGAGAGATAGTTCCGGAGAGAGTTGAAGAGCCTGAAGAGATCTTTGAAGAGCCTCTGGAAGTCGCTCCGCCAGTGGAAGAAGAGATTGAAGAGGTTGAAGAAAAGCCCACTGCATCTTTCTTGGCGTGGCAGGAAACCCCTGAAGGCGACCATGTTGCCATGTATAATATCGAAAGTGGTCCCAAAGAAGGCACTCAAGTAATGGCTGAGGGACTTAAAAGAGAAGGCATTGAGATACCGGAGACGCCGGAGAAGCCCCCAAAGGTGGTCCCAGTCAAAGAAAAAGTTGAAGAGCCCAAGCCTATCCCAGAGGCAAAAGCTAAAGAGCCTTACAAAAAAACATTAAAGGAATATGTTGAAGATTATGGAGCAGACTGGGAAAATGTTAAGACCAGATTAGATACTGGTGAAAAAGTTGAATATGGACGTTTAACTGGACTTGAGGGAGACCGTACAAGAAATGCAGTTAAATATCATTGGCAAGAGGTAGATAAAGCAATAAGAGAAGGCAAAATCACTTCCCATCCCGATTATCCTGAATTGGGAAAGCTTGAGGAAGAAAAACCCGCCAAGAAAAAACCAGCCAAAGCCGTAACCACGATCACCGGGAAAAAGGCAGAGGAAGAGATCGAACCTGTATCCGAGATCCCCAAAGAAGGCGTCAAGATTAAGGTAAAGACCGGTGGAACCGGTATTGTAAAAAATGTAAGAATGTTAACCAGCGATCAATCGGAAATGCAGAAAGGAAGCAGGTTTTTGATAGAGGTTACAAAGTCAAAAGATGTCTTTGTCAGTAAAGAAAATGTCAGAGAGGATCAGATTTCCAAGATCTGGAATAAAGAAAAGAGACGGTGGATACTCTTTGAGTCAAAGCCGCTTGAGGTGGCAGAGGTGAAAGAAGAGGTCCCGGCTGAGAAAAAACCCAGCCCAGCAGTAACCACCATCACAGGCAAGAAGGCAGAGGAGCCTAAGCCGAAAGCCATTGAAAAAATTAAAGAAGAAGCCGAACCCGAAGTTACTGTTTTTAAGATAGGTGATTATGTAACAGTGCGAGGCGGGTTTGATGCCCCTACTACGGCTGAATTTACAGGCAAGGTCACTCATATCAATACAGATTCTCATGGAAATCAGGATTTAAGCATTGATGGAGGGCGGCATTTTTCGGCCATGAATTTTAAGTTGACAAAGCCCCCAAAAGAGCCTATAATTAAAGAAAAAGAGGTAGAAGAACGTGCCGAAGAAAAACCTCGGATATTACGGGAACCTGGCGAAGAGCCATTGGAAGGAGCACCGCCCGAACATGTACCGGGAGCTAGAGAAGAAAGGGCTCCTGGAGAACGCCCTCCTGCACGTCGAGGAGAGGACTTCGGAGGATATGGTGAATCTGATATCAGATCACGGCCTGAAGGAACACGAGGCCTGGGAGATGGTGAAGGAAAGATACGTCCTTCTCCCGAGCGAGGAAGACCAGCCGAGCTTGGCCGTCAACACTCTTCTGGAAGAAACTACCGAATCACCGACGCCGACGCCCTAGAAGAGGGTGGCCCGGTTGCCAAATACGATCGCAATATCGCAGCGATCAATCTCCTGAAAAAAATCGAAGGCGAAAACCGTCCAGCAACCCCCGAAGAGCAAGTTACGCTGGTTAAGTATGTGGGGTGGGGTGGTCTATCTGAAGTCTTTAAATCTCCTGCCTGGAGGGAGACACCCTGGGATAAGCGAGCTAAAAAACTGGAAGCTCTGCTTACCGAGGAAGAATACGAATCCGCACGTAAAAGCACACCTAATGCTCATTTTACATCTCCCTTAGTGATGAATCACATATATGATGCCCTGAATTGGATGGGCTTCGATGGTGGTCGGATTATAGAACCATCCATGGGGATAGGTCACTTTTTTGGCCGTATGCCTGGCGATTGGAGAACCAAGCTGGTTGGAATCGAGCTTGATTCAATTTCGGGCAGGATAGCGAAACTTCTTTATCCCGATGCAGATGTCCGGATTCAGGGATATGAAGAAACTAAACTGCCTAACAACTTCTTTGATCTCGCCATTTCTAATGTACCTTTTGGGGATTACAAGGTATTTGATCCTGATTATGCCAAGCTAAAGTTTTTCATCCATGATTACTTCTTTGCCAAATCCCTCGATAAGGTGCGTCCCAATGGTCTGATTGCCTTTATCACATCGGCTGGAATGATGAATAAGAAGGACAAGAGGATCCGGAGATACATTGCCGAACGTGCTGAACTCATCGGCGCTATCCGTCTGCCCAGCAATGCCTTTAAGAAGATTGCCAATACCGAGGTTACAACCGACATTATCTTCCTGAGAAAGCTCAAAGAAGGAGAAAAACCGAAAGGAGTTGTCTGGCAAGATGCGCTGGCCTGGGAGACTAAAGAAGGCGACAGCTTTCCAATCAATGAATATTTCCATAATAACCCTAATATGCAGCTCGGCAAGATCGTACGGGACAAGCTGCATTACCAGAGGGCCGGTTTAGAGTCCGACGGCCGTGATCTTGGTGAAGCCCTGAAAGGGGCCATAGAAACCATGCAGCAAGGTTTTTATGAGAAGATAAGGCACAAGGCGACCACAGAGGGACCTAAAATCGCCGATATGGTGCCGGCTCCTGAGCACATCAAGAATTTTGCTTATTTTGCTAAGGGCGATAGCATTTATCAGAAACAGGTGATAGAGGGAGTGGCGCAAACGCTGGTCGTCAAGTTAAGCAAGACTGATATGATCAGGATGAAGACCCTCATTAACCTTAGAGATAAAACCCGCGGGACGTTACACAACCAACTGGAGAACAAAGAAGAGCTACTTGAATCCGATTTGAAGGAACTCAACAAGCTCTATGATAGTTTTGTTAAGAAATATGGGCCTATCCATGAAAATACAAATGTTAGACTTTTTAAGGGGGATCCGGATAGGCCCCTTCTTCTTTCTCTCGAGCATTGGGATGCCGATAAGAAGACCGCAACCAAGGCGGACATCTTTCGTCAGCGTACCATGGCTAAGTATATCCCTGTCGAGAAGGTTGAAACTGCTGAGGATGCTTTAATTGCAACGGTTTTTGACAGGGGACGGATCGATTTTGCGCACATGAGCAAGATCTCCGGGAAGTCAGAGGGAACACTAAAGGAAGAGCTAAAGGGCCTTATCTTTCTGGATCCTGAGAAAAACGGGTGGCAGACGGCTGAAGAATATCTCTCGGGCAATGTTCGCACAAAACTGGAGGCGGCTGAGGCAGCGGCAGAGATAGACCCCAAGTATAAAGAAAATGTAGCAGCCCTCAAAAAAGTACAACCTGAAGACAAAATGCCGTCTCAAATTACTGCCCGATTAGGTGCCAACTGGATCCCTGAAAAAGATATCGAAGGTTTTCTATTCCATCTCCTTGAAGCAAGAGGTTATAAACCCCGGTACATATCTGCCACGTCGCAATGGGTTTTGGAGAAAGAAGAGGGGCGAGTCGGAATCAATGATGTATTGAACGAACAGAAATGGGGCATCCCCGACGTAGATGCCATAAGCCTTGTAAGTGATGCTTTAAACCTCAAAATACCCACCGTATATGTTACGGTCAAAGTCGAGGGCCAGGAGAGAAGGGTTATCGATAGGTCGAAGACCCTGCTTGCCCAGGCAAAACAGCAAGAAATCAAGGAAGAATTTGAGCGCTGGATCTGGGAAGATACAGAGCGCAGGGATAATCTTGCCAAGATATATAATGAAAAGTTCAATAACATCAGGTTAAGGAAATATGCTGGGGACCATCTACCTGATCGTTTGCCCGGCATGGCCATGGGCGTTTCACTCAGGGCTCATCAAAAAGATAATACCTGGCGCATTGTCCAGGGCAAAAACACGCTGCTTGCTCAAGTCGTGGGTTCCGGCAAAACGCTTTCAATGACGGCGGCGGCCATGGAATTAAGGCGTCTGGGTCTTGCAAAGAAACCTCTGTTTGTCGTTCCCAAGCATTTACTCAAGTCCTGGGAGGCTGAATTTCTGAAATTCTATCCTGCTGCCAAGATTCTCGTACCAGAAGAGAAAAGCCTTACCCCGGAGAGACGACAAGAATTTATGGCCCGGATTACTACCGGCGATTGGGATGCGATCGTTATCAGCCATCCGAACATGATGAAATTGCCGATCAGTAAAAAGGTGCAGAATGATTTTATCAGATCCCAGCTGGCAGAACTTGAGGACGCAATCCACGCTGAAGAGTCTGAAGAAGTAGGATACGGACGGCCGAAAAAAAGCCGGACAGTCAAAGAGCTTGAGAAAGCCAAGAAGCGGCTTGACGAAAAATTGCAAGTGCTTCTTGCAGGCGGAGAGAAAGATACGGGCGTCACCTTTGAAGAGCTGGGCGTGGACTATATGTTTATTGACGAATCCCATAACTTCAAAAATCTCTGGTTTGCCACGAGAATGACCAGGGTTGCAGGTGTCCAGTCTTCCGATGTGGCGAAAACGACTGATTTGTTTTTAAAAAGTCGTTACCTTACCAGTCTCAATAATGGCCGTGGAGTGGTGTTCGCAACCGGCACACCTATCTCTAATTCCATGGCAGAGATGTATACAATACAAAGATATCTCGATATGGATGCGTTGAAAGAGCTTAACATCCACAATTTCGATGCATGGGCAGGCACGTTTGGAGAGATTGCAGCAGAGTTGGAAGTAACCCCTACCGGAGCTGGTTTCAGAGTACATACCCGATTCAGGAATTTTGTCAATATGGATCAACTCTCCACACTTTTCCGCGATTTTGCTGATGTTTTGCATTCCGAAGACTTGCCTCATTTACCAGTGCCAAAACTTGAGGACGGAAAACCCAAAATTATAAAGGCTGATATTTCTCCGGAACAAAAAGAATATGTCAACGGTCTTGAAGCTCGCATGAAAGAAATCAGATCCGGAGGGGTTGACCCGAGAGACGACAATGCATTGGTAGTTACGTTGGATGGCACGAAAGCGGCTCTCGATATGAGGTTGATTGACCCTACCCTGCCCGACAATCCTGAAAGCAAAGCTAATCTCATGGTCAATAAGGTATTTAATATCTACAGGTCTACTACAGATGCAAAGTCTACGCAGCTTTTATTCTGTGATTTCTCCACTCCCAGGAAAGGGGTATTCAATGTCTATTATGATGTAAGAGATAAGCTTCTTGAGCTAGGTGTACCAAAGGAAGAAATAGCCTTTATCCATGACTATCCCAAGGATGATCAAAAAATGACCTTATTTCAAAAGGTACGGGAGGGTGAAGTTCGCGTCCTCATGGGAAGCAGTAAGAAAATGGGCGAAGGCATGAATGTTCAAAACAAGGTAGTAGCCGTTCATCATCTTGATGCTCCCTGGACCCCGGCAAGTGTGGAGCAAAGAGACGGAAGGGCCTTAAGACCTGGCAATGACAATGAGGAAGTGGGGGTGTATCGTTATGTCACTCAGAGTACCTTTGATGCTTACAGGTGGCAGCTCTTAGAGAATAAGGCGAGATTTATCGGCCAGGCCATGAAGGGGGGCTTGGATACCATTGAGGATATCGGCAAAACCGTAATTGATTATGCTACGGCCAAAGCCATTGCAGCCGATAACCCTATTGTCATGGAGAAAGTCAAGGTCGAATCTGATTTGACAAAGTATCATGTCATGCACCAGGGATGGAGAGATCAGAGGTATCGGACCCAGAAAGAGATAGACCAGGCGGAAAATTATCGAGCGATGTACCAGAAACAGCTTGATGCCCTAGAAGTTGACCTTAAAGTAAGAGAATCTAAACCGGAGGATAAAGACTTTTCAATCAAATTCCATGCAATTCCAGATTTGGGTATTAAAGACGGTATTTTCACCGATAAAAAAGAGGCCGGCAAAGAGCTTGTAAAGGCATTCGGGACTGAGTTTGAAGCGCAAATAAAAGGAACAATAGGGCCTATGCCTTTATTTTCATATCGAGGTCTTAAATTCAACATCAGGCAAAGCAAGGACTTTGATGGCGAAGTAGAAGCAGCAGTTGAAGGTGGCAAAAGCTTAATGCGATTTTGGGCTAAAAATCCTACTGCATATACAAGCGAGGAAAGTGCTGTCTCAGCATACATGACAAAGATAAACAATGTAATCGACCAGCTAGACCAAGACTTAACACAGAGGCAATATAAGCTTGAAAAGCAAACAAAAAAAAGAGCTGATCTCACGAAATGGCTTAAAGATAATCCCGAGTTTGAACACATGGGCAAACTCAAAGAACTGCGCAAGAGGGCGGACGAGATCGACGACCAGCTGAGGGAAACAAACAAAGCCGTTGAGGAAGTGCCGGAGCTGGAAGCAATACCGGGGCAGTATTATAAGAAAATGCCTGATGAAGAAGGTTATGTACCAGTTAAGGGCAAAAAGATAGAAGTAGCCCCGTGGCTGGATACTTTCATACACAAATTAGACGATGAGACGTGGGCTATCAGTGAGGCGACAACGGGACTACAGATTACGGGCCATCATCCTACGCAGGAAAAGGCTAAGGATTCCGCATGGGATATTTTGAACAGACAAGGCCAAGAAAAAGTCAAAACTCTTATCGAAGAAAATATAAAAAAGCATGGCCCTTCTCCTTGGGTGCCAGAGGATGAAATCAAGCTTGCCATGGCGGGAGAAAAAGCCATAGGAGCCCCCACAGGTGCCCTCGCTAAAGCCCGGGAGATGCTTGCCAAGGGTAAAGATGAGGAGGCCGTTTGGCAAGAAACAGGATGGATGAAAGGGGCTGAGGGGAAATGGCGGTTTGAGATTGATGATAGTAGGGCGAAGATTACGGCTGAAATAAAGGAGTTATCCATTGACTCTTTCGATTTTGAGGAGGGAATAAAATTAATTGACTTTTTAGTTCATCCTGCACTGTTTAAAGCATATCCGCAGCTCAAAAAAATACCCATTAAAATGGAATTGGGTGAACTCAATCTCCTGACAAAAGGGTTAAAACCAGGAGCATCTTACTCACCCGAAAAAGGGACGATTGAGATTAGAGCAAAGAATCTTAATCAAGCAAAAGATCAGGTCATCCACGAAATCCAACATGCCATCCAGGTAATTGAAGGATTTGCGAGAGGGGGGATGCCTGGGCAATTTGTCTCAAAGTATAGACAACGTATGTGGGACTTAATGGACACCGTTAATCAATACAATATGGCCTTGAAAGAAAATATTGATAATCCAGCAGTTTACAATAGGTTGATGGACAAAAAACTTGCGGTGGTCAAGGAATATCAAGAGTTAGAGGAAATCGGGCCGCTTGAGGCAGTACAGAAATATAAACGCCTTGCGGGTGAAATCGAAGCTCGTGAAGTTGCTATGCGTAAAGATCTTACGCCTGAGTTGCGTGAAATACTGCCGCCTTATTATGGCGAAGCTATTCCCCGGGAAGAGTGGATCATTAGGGAAGGCACAGGCACAAGCTTTTCAGTGGAGCCCAGCCTCGCCGCCCGGCCAGAAGGTTATAAATTCACGAAGCAGCAGCAGAGAGATGTCAATCTTATTGAGATGGTTTACTTCCCTCGATGGTTGGAAAAATCCACCTTTAAGGATCTTGCCAGTGAACTCAGGCTAAAAGTCAAGCCATATATAAGTCTAGCAGAATTTGATCCCAAGCAGGTAGAAGGCGCCCTTACACGATGGGAAAAAGAAGGAGTTACTGCCGGTAAGATTCTGGGGACGCATAGGGTCGAAGGCATGGAAACGTCAATTGTCCTCGCCCTGCCCGGACGCAACCTGAAGCAGCTAGAACATACTACCTTGCATGAACTTTATGAGAGATTCAGAAATGAGATGATCTCTGCTAAAGATCGGACACGCCTGGACAAAGACCCATATTTCAAGACAATTGAATCTGAGGCCGATGCCTTCGCAGAATATATGGTAAATACTAAGTCAATCAAGGATGCTCCCAATTTCATCAAGAGAATCTTCCTCAAGCTAAAACGATTGCTCACTATCATCAGGAATGGCCTCAACGCACGAGGATTCTATCGTCCTGAAGACATCTGGGGCAAAATGAGGGCAGGGGCTGGTGTACCAAGAAAGAAAGGTAGGGCAGCCGCAGGAATCGCTTTTGAGCTGACCCCTGAGCTTAAATTGGCCATGGAAAAAGGAATCTTCCAGGCAGTAGCCGTTAGATTGAAAGACGGAACGGTCTATAAAGGGAGACCCGGGGAAATTCATCTTGATGTAATAGATCAAATACCTACCGTAAAGTTAGGGCGAATGCACCAACACCTTATGCATGACGACATGGGCTTCATAAACCAAAAAGGGCAATTCTATACTAGGTCTGAAGCAATTAAGGCAGTTAATGAATCGGAAGCAAGAGCACTGGCCGCAAAAGGATTGATGCCGGAAATAAAGCTGGCCATGGAGAAAGTCCCCACAGCCCTACCCACCCTGGAGGATATCCAGCGCATCTTCAGAGGCCAGGAAGTTACCCGGACTCCTGAAGGCAATTTCACAGTAACCACACAACATCATGGCAGTGTGGAGATCCGCACGGTTGACCGAATCGATGAGAACACCATGGCCTTTAATCTCGGCTATGGCAGGCCCAGAAAGCCGGGTGAGGCGATTGCGGGCAAATATGAGGACGGCCGCATTGAGCTCAGGCGGGATCTGGCCGATCGATGGATATTGAGCCATGAATCCTACCACTTCATGGAGGATGCCGGCATTATCAGCAAGGCGGACATCCGGATCCTGCAGAACAAGATCCGTGCCCTTACAAAACAGGGTAAGTTTACTCCTACTGATCCTGCACATATCGGCTCCGGAGAGGACCGGGCCTTGTGGATAGAATCCCAATTAGGCACAATCTTTGATGTCAAAAGCACTACAGGCAAGATCCTGCTCAAGATCCGGAACTTTATCGATCGGCTTCTTGAGGCTTTCGGGGTTCGCACGGCCGAGGCAATAGTACAAAGGATCGAAACGGGCCGAATATTTGAATCACCGGTAAGTATAGAGATACCAGCTGACACCAAAGTAGCCGATCAACCTTTCTATGCCGTAGTCAAAGAGGAGACCGGCCAGGATACAGCACAGGCCATGCATGAGAATCGCTCTTTTGTCAACAAGCTCTTCGAGATGGGTGATTTGGCCAGGCACCGGATCACCAACGAGGTAGGGAAACTTCAACTCAAGGTTCAGGAACTTGCAGGTAAGCCGAGCAGAAAGCGAATCCATCTTGGAATCGGATACCAGCCAAAACTCAAGCGCTCCATTGCATCCGATAATCTGGACCGGGCCATGATGGTCCACCGGGATCTTCAAAACAATCCGGATAAGGGAGATAAATTCAGGAAATGGGCAGATGAACGCCTGAAGGATCCCAAAACGCCTGCCAGCCAGAAATTGATTATAAAAAAACAGATCAAGACGCTGGAGGGGGCCTTAAATCTCACCGATCAGCAAAAAGAGTTTACTTCTTATATGGGCGAGCTCTTTGAGGATGCATATAAGAAGGCCAAAACACACAAGGTAGTACAGAGTCACCGGGACCATTACGTACGCAGGCTCTGGAATCTACCGAAGGAGAAGCAGGACCAGGTTCAGGGTCTGGGCACTGGCTATGGATTCAAGACATTTACCACGGCTGCCATGCCGCGAACCTTTGAAACTATCCTGGATGGATGGATGAACGGCTATGATCTTAAGGTTCAGGGCCTGACAAGCAGCTATGATAGTTATATGGCAGATCTGGTCACCATCATTGCAAACAAGGCTTTTATCCAGAAGGGTATCGATACCAAGGACAGCAATGGCAATTCGCTGTTTTCCACCACAAAGATGCCGGGATACCAGGCCCTGAAGGCTACGGGATTTTCCGTATGGCGATGGGCAGGAAAGGCAGAGATCGAGGCAGAATTCGGGGATGATGAGGCCCTGATCGTGGATACCTATGGCCGGAAGTTTTTTGCCACACCTCCGGAGCGGATCCCGGGAGCCTGGTCGGTATTCAAAGATGATAAGGCAAAAAAGCCGGTCAAGACGTTTGACAGCATTGTGGAGGCCAATACCTTTGCCCGGGATAAGGGCTATAAACGCATCGAGCGAAACATACCGAAGGATATCTCCGAGATATTTCAGAAGCAGGCCCTGTTTGCCCCTGGTCCCCTGGCAGAGATGATAAACAAGATGACTGCCACGGATACCTGGGTATTTAAGATACCGGTTGTCAGACATCTATTGCGTCTCAATAGCGGATTGAAATCATGGATCCTGCTTTCCAGTTTCTTCCACCATATGGCAGGGACCCGGTCCTGGATCTTCGGGGTCCATCATGGATGGAGAAAGGCAAACCCCGTGAAAGCCTACAAGGATGGCCTGGCAAAGATCCAGGATAACCATCCCCATATAGAACTGGGCATAAAAAATGGGCTCACCCTGGGCGAGCTCCAGGATTGGGCAGAAAATGAGTTGAGGCAACAGAAAGGGCTCACCGAGTCCCTGGTGCAATATCTGGGCATAGAGCCCCTCGATAAGGCCATTCAATACGGGAAATTCAAACGGCAGAAATTCACGGATAGCCTTTTCAAGAAATTCTTTGCAGGGCTGAAGGCAGAGGCTTTTGTCATTGAATATGCCCACGAGCTCCAGAAAGAGCAGGAAAGATATACGCAGGGTGTATCGCCCATGCCCCCCAGTCCTGATAAGATCGCAGAAAACGTGGCCCGCTTGATCAATGCCGACTTCGGTGGTCTCCATCTCCCGCGCATGGGAAGAAATCCTACGCTTCAGAATATGTTTCGGCTTCTCTTGCTGGCCCCTGACTGGACGGAATCCAATTTCAGGACCGTCTCCGGCATGATCCCGGGGCTAAATAAGACTATTGGCAAATTCATGGGCGATGTTGCCCCGCCCGCCGGCCTGGATAAGATCTACCGGAAATTCTGGGGCAGGGTGATATTCCGGATTGCAGCGATCACTATTCTCGCCCAGATGTTCCTCAATGGCAAGGATGAGACCGATGAATTCCTTGAAGAGCAGATGTTCTCAAACAGGTGGAACAAGTTTAGATGGACAGAGCTGGAGGTGAGCAAGCTCTACAGAATGCTCGGAATCGATACCGAAGGACAGCGTATGACATTCAGCCTGGGTGGACATTTCTTTGATCCGCTCAAGCTTATTAATCCCCCCCGCCTGATCAAGCATAAAGGCTCCCCTATGATGAGGATCATCGGTGCCCTGGGCTCCAGATCGGATTGGGCAGAGCGGCCCTTTACCGCTGTGGGTGAATTATTCAAGACCGGGAAGACGATAAAGAAATCCGCCTACGAGCAAAAAGAGGGATTCTTTGTTGCCCTGCCCTCCATTACTGTCAACCAGGTGGTCAATATGCAGCCCATTCAACTTGGCCATCTTATCAGATATCTCCAGGGCGAGGAAGATGGTCTCACTGCCATGATGCACTCAATGGGTGCTGCGGTCCACAAGGCATGGAGGCCACGTATCGAAACTCCTATTGTGCGGGCGAAAGGCCCTGAGAAGGATGTGGTTTTTGAGGCAATCGAGGATATGGTAAAAAGAGATGTATTGCATATGGCTCCGCCAAGCAGGCATTTGATGATCAGTGGCATCAGTTATGAGATGACCAGGGAGCAATATGAGAAATATCTGGATGATTCGTCTGCCATGGTGCGCAGGAAGCTTTCCGCCACCGTTATTTCAGGCCGATGGGCTAAATTGCCCGAGTCCCGCAGGCTCCGTTTACTGACAGCAATCATCAAGAATGCGAGGAAAAAGGTGCGAAGCAGGATCAAGAAGATGATGTTGCGAGCACGTAGAAGACAATTGATTAGAGGAGAACCTACTGCTTAGTTCATTTAATTAAAAAAGAATTGACAAAATGAAGGGATTCTAAGAGAATTATAAGCCATGACACCAGACGAGATCACACGCAAGCTAAGGAAGAGAATTCCACCGACTCGGGTAAGATTCAGTGATAAGGAAGTAGACGATTTTATCAAGGAATGTAAGGAAGATTTTCAGAAATCGTTAGAAATCGTTAAGAAATAACCCAGGGTTGGCTGCAGGTCATGCCCTCTATTGGACGCGATGGTTCGGAGGTGCTTCCTGGACCATGCGAGATCCTGCAGAGCCCCTAAGAGCACAAAAGCTGGCTGAGGGTACCCAATAAGCCAGCACATAATAAAAAGGCCTCCTTCCGGCGCCAGGCCCGGGGAGGCCTTTTTTTATAAATGTCAATAAATGTCAATAAAATATCAACTAAATGTTAACAAATATCAACCAAAGTTAATACTTATTAACATAAATTAACAAATATTAATTAGCAGCCACCAAGACACCAAGTCACAAAGAAAAATATTTAACCTTAGTGCCTTTGTGCCTTAATGGCAAAATATAAAAAGGAGGAAGTCATGCCAAACACGACAAAATTCAGTGGCAAATTCATTCAGATCACCGGCCTCGATGCCGATTGGGACTGGGCAGTCGAGTGTACGGATCTCAAGGATGCCGTAAACCTGGGAGGGCTCAAGGTCTCCTCGATCCGCTTCGATCCTTCAGCTCAGGATGACATCATGGTCATAAAGGAAGTGAATGCAAGCGGGGCGGTACTATTTTACAGAAAGGCCGAAGATGTTTATAGCAATGATCCGATTCGGTACAATGGCGGGCGAATGCGGCCGTTTCTGGACATCGGCGACTGTACTTTCACTACG